CCAGTTTCTTTCATTTTGTAAACTTCATTCATGTAACTCTTAAAGTTGAAATAAAGTATTTGAACTGAGTTGTTATCTACTTCTCTAGATGAAGATACTCCGTGATGGTTGTTTGAGTGTGCAGCTTTGTTTTTAACAATTTCTTCTAAGTCACTTTGTGATAAGTGTGGAAACTGTTTAGCTAGTTCGTTTACAGGAATTGTCTTTACTTCTCCAACATAGTATATATCATCAAAATATGGAGACTCAGTGTATGAGTAAACTAAATCAGCTGGATCAACATAATCTATAACAACTCCTTCTGAAGTGTTAAACCCTGTTTTTACAGCTCCAATACCTAACACTGTTAAATCCCTATAAAATCTTTTCTTAATTAACTCGTAGTTATTACCATCCATCAAAACGTTTAAAGCTTGTTCTTCAGCTATCTCAACAGATTGCTTATAAGTTAACTGCATGTGAAGATCTAACTCTTCTTGTGATTCTGGTAAAGTTTCTGGATCGTTTTCGTAAAGATTCATACCAAAAGCTTCAGCAGCAAAATCATTCATTTCTTTTGTTTGCATATCACCAAGTATAGAATCCATATACTCAGTTCTTTTAGCTACACCATAAGGATCTTGAGAGTAAGCTTTAACATCGTACATTCTTTCTGCAATACCATTAACAACAATATCTACAAACTTAGGTATAATAGGGACTGGTGTCCAATCTAGGTTTAAGTAGCTTAAGTCACCGTTTATAGATAACTCATCTTTATATTTTTGAATTGATTGATTTCCACTAGCGTATAATCTTAAGTTGTGAAAATTGTTTTGATTAGTTGAGTATCTATTGTAACCACGGTCCTTGTTGAACCATTCAGTTTCAATAGCTTTACCTACCTTTAACCCATAGTCATAACTTAGCTTCTCAGCATCACTTACAACTTGACTAGGAAAATAATTATTTATAACAGACTCTGCCATATTTTATTTTATTATTTTAGATGCGTTTCCAGTATTAGTATACCTCGCAATGTTCATATTTAACTTTTGTTTCTCTATCTTAGCGTTTGGTGCGTACAAGTGTCTATTACAAGCCATTATAGCTAATCCAGAACTTATAGATGCATCAAACTTTGTTCTTTTGTTTATATCAAATCTAGCCCAGTCATTTAACGTTTCGTTAAAGTATATGTTTCCATAATTCCCATCACCTAAATGACCAACGTGGTTTTGTATATACATCTCAATAGCAGCTGCGTGAGCCTGCTTTATATCTTCACTTGAATTAGGTATCCCACCTATTTCTTTTTCTGTCACAGATAACTTGTTCCAAGTTTTATCCGGTCTATTCATAGAGTAACCTCTATAACCTCTTCTTCTTAAGTAGTACAATAATCTAGGTTTGTTATTCTCACAAAGTAGTGGCATACCATAAAACACCAAGGACATTAAAACATCTTCAAAGAATATATCCGCTGTTGGCGGTCTAGATATATATTCTAAAAACATGTGGTTAGGTGGTGCGTCTTCCATTGAAAACTTAGTTAACCCGTGTAAAGCTCCATTAGATCCTTTTCCATCAACCGTTCCACTAATATCGTAACTATCACAACCAAAAGCTCCCATGTGCTCATTAGCAGGGTACTTAATACCGTTTTTTATAACGATTTTGTTTTGTATGTGTGAAGGTGGAAACCAACTTACTTTAAATCTTCCTTTTGGATCTGGATAAAATATTACTTGCGTGTCTTTTATTCCGTTAACCCATTGAAAGTTTCCAACTGATAACACTGACGAGTTGCCTATACCTTCGTTGTAATCTATTTGCTCGTATAACTTAACTAAGTTAAATATTGAATTCTTAGCCTCATCTCTAAAAGCATGTTCTGTTGTTCTTGGAAACTGTCTGTAAAACTCATTTAAACCATCACTATCAGATTTTAAACCTTCAGCTTCATTGTTCCAATGTTCTATTATACCTACATCTATTAATTCACCGTCTGGTCCGAGTACATCATTATCTGGACTATCGAAGACTGGATGTCCGTACTCATCAATAAATCCTTCATAGTTCCATTCCATTGGGATAAAAAGAGAATATAAACCAGATTTTGTTTGTCCATTCTTATTTCTTGAGGTAACGTCTGAAGCATTGTATAGTTTTTTAAAGTTACTTCCTCCTTTGTCTAAGGCGTTTGAAGTCGATCCCATCATACACTTTCCTACTATTCTACTACCTAGTCTTAAACAAGTTTTTGTAACCCTCCAGTTGTTTAATATATTATCTGGTCTTTCCCACTTACCACTTTCATCATGAACCAGTAAGTTTAGTTTTTCACCATCATAACTATTGTCTCCTGTATTCTTCCAATCTATAGTTGTATCTAGACCTTTTATTTCTTCAAGTTGTTCATTCGCTGTGATCTTCTTTCTAGTAAACTTACTAGCGGGTACACGATAAGCAAGCTCGGATTTTGGACGATCCATACCATCTTGTACAGGTTTAAAAAAGAACGGGTAGTTAATTGATATAGGAACAACTTTATCTGTAAACATTTTCTTTGCATCTGATCCTGACTTTGATAGTATACCATATCTACTATCACTCGATATAGTGGCTAAGTTAACTGTTTCTGCTGATGACATGAAAGAAAATCCAGATCTACGGTTTTTAAGGTAGCATATTCCGTAACATCTTTTATCTGCTTTGCAAGCTTCCCAGAATATATAAAACAATCTATTTGCTTCTCTATAGTCTGGAGCTCCAATGTCAATCTTACTCCATTGTAAATACATATAGTGCGTACCAGTTACCCAGGTTGGCTTACCATTATTCGTGAACCAGAATCCCTCCTCTCGTCGTTTAAATTCTTCGTCTATGTAATCGTACCATTTTTCTTTATTGTTTTCCGGATAACTCCTCCAATCGAATATGTTCTTGATCCTCTCGAGCTCTTTAGGATACTCCTGTTTAACCCATTTGTTTTTCGGATGCTTATATATATCTTTAGGTGGTTTTGGTAGCGCTATAACTAAATCTTGTATTTCTATGATCTCACCTATAACTCCATTGTGAGATAACACAATTAAATCATGTTCTTTGTTGTAACCGTACTTCCACTTCTTACCTCTGTTCATTCTGGTAATAGTAGTCCTTTTTATCGGCTCAACTGTATTAACTAAACTTTGACTGTACATTACTTAGATCTACCTTCTGCGAATCCTTTAAAGACTTTTTTCTCTGTCTCTTCAGATGCTTTACCCTCAAGCAGGTTTTCTTCTTCTTGGATTCTGTTAAGTATTTCGAATGCGTCAAATATTGCTAGTTTTTTAGTAGCTGCAGCGTTCTTCAGTCTATCAGCTGATATATCTTCTTTCGAATCTACAATTGCTTCTTTAGCAACTTTAATCAGTTCTTCAACAGCTATCTGCCCAGCTAGGATTATATTCTTCTTCGTTTCCTTGGTATTCATATTTAATTGTAATAAATTGGGTCATAACTCTATATAAACGTTCTCCGTCTATAATAAACTCGTATGTTGAAAATGGGGTGAACCCGACCAGATCTCCCTCTTTATAAGTGCCATCAGTATGTTTAACTATACCTATGCAAGACTCTTCTTTGTCAACACCAAAATGTGTTCTATCTTTAATTGGTTTGACGAAGCAGTAGCCTTTAGGAGTTCTCCACTCCCAGTATCTTTTGTATAAGAATATTTGATCTTCTTTTACTAGATAAGTGTTTTCATCAAAGAAACTTTTACTATTCCTCTCTTTACCCCTAACATCGTGCCAACGTCTAAAAACGTTATGATGGGTTATGATAGTGTCTCCTGGTTGTATTTCTGATTTAAAAGCTGTAGGAACAGACTTAACAATAGCTTCTCTATTTACAAACTCGTGGTTGTAAACCTCAGTGTTGAGGATAAGTTCTTTATCCCCAACCTTTGTGGTATTGTTATATCTATTTCCTTTTGGCTTTATAACAAAGTCAAAAGGCGCTTTCATTAGTATTCTAGGTTATACTCTACAGAGACCGCCATATTCTTGTTAAAGTCTTTCCATGGTAACACATCTTTGTTTTTCTTGATATAAACAGAGTATTTCTCCTTCTCTTCTATTATATCACAAATTGTATGTCCACCATATACTTCTTGACCAACAGCATAATGCATAGCGTCGTTCTTGTAGTCTTTACCTATAGTAATCTTTCTAATTAGTTTGCTCATCTTGCT